AATTGCACCGAGCTTGAATCGCTCGACCCTAACCGCGTTCTGGCCTAACGCCTTCTCTAGCGTGGTCTTGCCCTTACGAATCTCGTTTCGCTGGTGTGGGGTTAGCCCGCCCCAAATGCCATACGCTTCGTCGGCCGCAAGCGCATAAATAGCGCACTCACGTTGAACGGGGCAAGTAGAGCAAAGCTTCTTCGCCATGCGTAGTTCGTAGGACTCGCCACCTATTTCCGGAAACCAAAGCTCGCCGTCTACTTCTTGGCAGATCGGCGTTCCCTTCTCACGAATTGCGCTGGCTAATAATGTAAATGCTTGTTCCGCTTTCATAAAGCAAACGATAACGCTCGTTTATTGAAACGTCAAATTCTGTCGCCAGGTGTCGTCCCGCCCCAGATTCCGTAACGCTGGTTGGTGGTGAGCGCGTAGGTAAAACATTGTTCAATAATCGGGCAGGTCTGGCACAACGCCTTCGCGACCTTCGTATAAGCCGATCGCAGTTCTGGGTCGGTTATGTCTTCGGGGAAGAATAGTTCGGGATACGGCTCGCAGGGGACTCCACCGGCAGCGTGAATCGACTTCAACAGCTTAAAGTGTTTCGTGTCGGTAATTTGTCGGTGGGTCATTGTATCTTTAGGCTACTAGACGAAAGAGGAATTATGGCTAAGCAAACCCCGCCTAAATTTGAACCAACAAACGGCGCAAAACTACTAGGCAACTTTGAGAACGGGTCTGCCGCTTGGCACGAGCTTAGAGCCGATGGAATCGGGGGGTCAGAAATTGGCACGATTCTCGGACTGAATCCGTGGGAAAGTTGCTTCTATCTTTGGGCCACGAAGACCGGCAAAATACCACCTAAACAGCTCGACTCGTTTCCGGTAAAGCTAGGGCAGATTTTGGAACCCGTAATTTACAACGAGATTATTCCGATGTTGCACCCCGATTGGGAGTTGCAAACGGTCGGCACTTACCAACACCCTACGCTTCCGTTTCTACACGCGAACCCAGACGCAATCGCCTGGATAAATGGCGAATGGGTAGTAGTAGAAATCAAGACTTCTCGCAATCACTTCGACGGTTTACCGCCGCACTACGAGTTTCAGCTAAAGCACTACCTAAACGTGCTTGGAATCAAAAAGGGCGTGGTGGTAGGTCTAGTTGCTATGGATCCCGTCGAGTATTGGGTAGAGCTGGACGACTTCGACGCTCAACTTATCGAACAGAAGGCAACCGAATTCTGGGACATGGTAGTAAACGACGTGGCCCCAGACTTCGACGGATCGGAAAGCACCTACACCGCCGTTAGGGAATTGCACCCGCTAATCGATGGCACGGAAGTAGAAATCGACGGGCTACACGGCTTGGCAATCGCGCAGGAAAAGTTCGAGCGCGCCGAAGCCGAGTTCAAAAAGATAAAGTCAGAGGTGCTGGCTATTATGGGAAACGCACAACACGCCTACGTTCAGTTCGGCGATGAAAAGATAAGGGTCGCTTCCAGGCAAGCCCGCAACGGTGGGACTCCGTTTCTAGTGATTAGGAAGAACAAATGATGTTATTGCTAGGTGACGAGGTCACTTGCTTTCGCGAAGTAGGCGGCGATACTTCAATCGTGACCGGACGGGTTACGGGTATCGTGCAGAACGATAACGGCGATCTAAAGTATTTCTACATAAAGGGAATCGACGCGTCCTTCTGGGTTAGCGACGGCTGGACGTTCGAATACGAGGAAGAAGTAAAGGAAGAAAACAATGGCTAGGTTCAATTTAGACGATTACGAAACCGTCGAATCACGTATAAAGCGATTCTACGAAGCCTACCCAGACGGCCGTATTGTGACCGAGTGGGCTAACGAGTTTGCGGAGCAACCGGAAAAAGCTCGCTGGGTAATGAAGGCGACTATCTACCTAGACGCGGGCGACCAGGCTAACAAGCTGGCAAAGGCCACGGGCTACGCAAGCGAAACCGAAGGCACGGGCGGGGCCAATAACGTAGACGCGGCGGCCAATGGAGAAACCAGCGCGATCGGGCGCGCACTTGCCAACATGGGGCTAAGTGGCAACAAGCGGGCTTCGCGCGAGGAAATGCAAAAGGTCGAGCGTGTAACCCAGACCGATTGGCTAACCGAAGCGCAGGGAATCCTAAACGTAAACGACCTACGCAACCTATACACTAGAGCGAAGGCGCAGGGCGCACCGGCAGAGGTATTGGAGCAGCTAAAGGATTATGCAAACGCACTCAATACTTCGAGCGAAGATACAGGAACTAGAGGAAGCGTTCCTGGAAGCGGCAAGGGCCAAAAACGTTGAACGGGCAGCCTTCTATAACCGTGAACTCGTCTACTACTTAATAAAGCTCGCGAATGTTATTGGAAATCCAACGCCAGATCGCGGAACTGATAGCGGAGAACTCTAAGGGTTCCAGCGCGTTATTCGAAGCGGAGAAGGCATTAGCCGAAGCCGACTATGAATTGGACACAACCGAATCTAAGGCGTTTATTTCCGCCGAAGGTAGCGTCGCAGACCGGACGGCTATTGCACGGCTCAAATCGGCGCAGGTGCGCTTAGAACGTGACCTTAGACGAGCGGAGCTAAACCGAATCAAGGTGAAAGTCAAAAGCATAGAAACGGCACTTATGGCCCTAGCGACCCAGGCGAAGCTTATGCAAACCGAAACTAGACTTTAGGGCATGAAGAATAGCGACCTAAAGAAACTCCGTGAACGTGATCACTACTGCTGGCATTGTGGAACCGAATCAACCCTAGTTCCACACCACCGAGCAAACCGCGGTATGGGGTCTAGCAAAGTCCTAGACACTTTACAGAACGTTATCTTGGTCTGCTCGCGCTATAACGGGGAAATGGAATCGGACGCTAACGTGGCTAACCAGGCGCGGGACTTGGGCCACAAACTATCTAAATTTGCGTCACCTTCGGCTGCGGTATTTGACAATTTCCAAAAGAAGTGGTTTTATCTAGACGAGAAGGGAAACAAGTTCGAAACCGAACCACCTTCGTATCTAATTTGAAAAGGGGATTAGATGGACTTAGAGAAGCTGGCGAAAGCCATGCGCGAGCGAGCCTTACTCATTGAGGGCGACGAGTCGCTTAGCGAAAGTCTGGCAATAGACGAAATCGCAATCGAGCGCGCCAAAGAAGCTAAGCGTAAGCAAGTAGAGAACCTAAAGCGTCTTTACTTCAATGCCGGACGCTGGGTTGGTGGTGCGCGCGATCACACCGCACGAGAAGCCTTCGTAAAAATGAAAGCCCGTGAAGCGTGAAAATCGGAAGTTTGTTCAGCGGCTATGGGGGCTTGGATCTAGCCGTAATGAATGTCACGGGGGCCGAACTCGCGTGGCATTGTGAATGGGACGACGCACCATCGAAGATTCTGGAAAAGCGTTTCCCAGGCGTTCCCAATTATCGGGACGTGTCAAAGGTGGACTTTACCCAAGTCGAACCCGTAGACATACTTACAGGCGGGTTCCCCTGCCAAGACTTATCTTTAGCCGGTAAAAGGGCTGGACTTAAAGAGGGAACAAGAAGCGGACTTTGGATTGAGTTCGCGAGAGCTATTGAAGAAATTAGACCTAGATTGGTGGTTATTGAAAATGTCAGAGGATTACTTAGCGCGTCAGCCCATAGCGACCTGGAACCCTGCCCGTGGTGTTTGGGAAACGAGTCAGGTGAACCTTCTTTGCGGGCACTTGGAGCCGTGGCAGGAAGTCTGGCCGACCTCGGGTATGACTGTAAATGGACGGGTGTTCGAGCTGCCGACGCAGGCGCACCACACAACCGATTCCGAGTATTCATCGTTGCCTACCCCCAAAGCTAGGGACTCCCAAGCCGAAGGTTACGAAGCCGGACTTAGACGAGCCACACCGCAAGTCGGCACAATTGTAAAAGGCTTAGTCGAAGGCGACGATCGAGTTCTATTCCGTTCGACAACTGCTAGTCAAGGCGAAGGTGGAGCGTTAGGCGAAGAAGAAGCTCGCAAGCGTGGCAACACCGTGGGGATTCGCGATCAAGCTATGGACATCGCTAAGGCCAATGGCGAGAAAGTAAGCCGAGTCTTGTTCCCTACTCCCGTCGCACAAGAAGGCACTAAAGCTCCGTCGCAACAAACAAGCGAAACAAAGTCTAAGACGGGCCAAGTATGGCTTAGCAACGTAGCCAAAGACCTAGAGCCTTTACTACCAACTACTCGAACGAGCATGGCCAACGGCCCTACACAAAAAGAAATCGCCGCTGGTAATCCTAAAACCCGAATCGAAACCGAAGTAATGCTAGGGGACGTGAATTGGGGCAAGTTCGAACCAGCGATCCGAAGGTGGGAAGAAACACTAGGCCGCCCTGCTCCCGCACCTACGAAGCCAGACGGGAAAGACGGCGCACACCGACTATCGAGCGCGTTTACCGAATGGATGATGGGGCTACCGGACGGCTGGATAACCGACTGCGGGCTAACTCGCAACGAGGAACTAAAGGCTTGCGGTAACGGCGTAGTGCCGCAACAAGCCGAACTAGCCCTTAGAGTGCTGCTGGAAGGTGTGGACATCGAGTCCAAGCGTGGCGGTGGTCTAACCGTGCTTCCCACTCCGACTGTCATGGATCAGCGTGATGGAAAGCACTTTCGTAGCGTAGCTATCAAGGACTTAGCAAACGGAAACAATCGAGGGCTAAACCTAAACAACATCGTAGAAGCCGGTCTAACCAATTGGCAGGATGGAGATAAGTTTGACATCGTGGACGGGAAGGCCATAAAGAAATGATTACTAGCGGTCTAATGAGTAGCGAAACGGATCAGTGGGCTACTCCCCAAGATTTATTCGACAAGCTAAACGCAAAATTCGGTTTTACCCTGGATGTTTGCGCGAGTGATTGGAACCACAAGTGCGATAGATACTTCACGGTCGAAGATGATGGCTTGCTTCAAGATTGGGGTAGCGAAATCTGCTGGATGAATCCGCCTTACGGAAGGGACATTAGTAATTGGATGCGGAAGGCGGCCGAGGAATCTATGTTTGGAGCCACCGTCGTATGCTTAGTCCCAGCTCGAACCGATACCGCCTGGTGGCACGATTACGCCATGCTTGGCGAGATTGAGTTTCTAAGGGGAAGAATCAAGTTCGTTTCGCCAACCGGAGAAGGCGACGCAGCCCCGTTTCCGTCGGCCATCGTCGTATTTCGCCCTTCTGGTAGAATAGAAGCGGGCCAAGAGCTTTCGACCCTTGACCCGCAGTAACCGATAAATGCAGTATCGGCTTTCCTATTTTACGGGATTAGCCGGAAAGTAGGAACAATGAGCGCAGAAGCCGTAACGGTAGTTCTCCACCACTCTCGCGCAGAGGGAACCGCAAAGCTGGTTCTATGGGGAATCGCTAATCACCATTCAGACGCCGGAGCTTGGCCGTCAATCGCCACGCTTGCTAAATACGCCGCCGTGTCGGAGCGTCGAGTTCAACAAATTATCCGCGAACTTGCCAATCTAGGCGAAATCTACATCGACGACCAGGGCGGATTAGGCCAGGGCCAATACAAGACCAACCGCTACCACATTCTTATTCAATGCCCAAGCGACTGCGATGGCTCACTAAATCACAAAACAGGGGTGAAATCTGGTGTAATCAGGGGTGAAATTCAGAGTCAATCAGGGGTGAAGCCGGTTTCACCAGAACCTAATACAGAACCTAATAAGAACCTAACAGTTCAGAGTGAGCAGTTTGACGAGTTCTGGCGCGAGTATCCAAAGAGGGAAGGCAAGAAGCCAGCGTTCAAGGCGTTTACGTCTGCGCTACGCCGTGCGACCTTTGAAGACATACTTGCTGGCGTAATTCGATACAAGAACAGCGATCGGGTTACACGGGGCTACGTCATGCTCGCAAGTCGTTGGCTAAACGAAGACCATTGGGAAGATCACCTGGAACCGTCTAAGGACTCCGAAGCTGCGGAACGCTCAAAGCAACGACGCGAACGCGAACTAGAAGCGTCTAGGGCTTACCTAGCCGAACTCAAAGCCCAGGAAGCCGAAGCAAGCGGCCCGAAGACGTGTAGGCACGGCAAGAACTTAGCCCTATGCTTGCCTTGTTCAAAGGAAACTAATGCCTAGTCAGACCTGCCTACGTTGCGGATACGTTTGGGAAATCTCACTTTCACGCAACAACCCCGAAAACTGCGAATCCTGCCGCACCACGAAGAAGAACCGAATCCGTGAGTGCATAGTTTGGCACGGACGCTTCGCCGAAGACTTTGTCACACCCGTAGACGAGAATGGGCTAGAAGTTATGCCTGGGATCAGAACTTGCGGTAACAAAGACTGCGTTTCACCAGCGCACATAACTAAACTAAAGTAAACGAAAGAGGTAATAAATGATTCGAAACCAGGCCCTAGTCACCGTCACCGGTTGGCTAAACGACGCTAAGACCTTCGATTGGGGATCAGCGGCAAAGGTATCCGTAGACGTTCGCAAGCAGAACCCAGCGGGCGAATGGGAAACCGTAGACAAGCTCGTCTATGACGTAACCTACGAAGGTGTATTCCCAGACGCTAAGCAGGTAATCGCAACCGGCCGAATCGTTGGCGTAAACACCTACGAGAAGCGCGACGGCAGCGTCGGCGTAAGTATCAAGGTTCGCGCCACCGACGTAGCACCTGCCGAGGAAACGGACGCACCGTTTTAGTATTCGAGGTATTCGGCGACCCCGCCCCGCAAGGCTCAAAGCGAGTAGTGCGGGGTAGGGTAATCGAAGCTTCGAAGAAGCTAAAGCCGTGGCGTGAAGCCATCGCGAAGGCGGTAGAGGACAAACTTCCCGCCGATCACCAGATAATTCTTGGCCCCGTATCGGTCGAGGTAAATTTTTATCTACCCCGCCCACCTTCGATAAAGCCCACAAAGCGGCCAGCCCCAATCGTCCCACCGGACATCGACAAGCTCGCCAGGGGAGTCCTGGACGGGCTAGGGCAAGGTCTAAACGGCAAGTCTGGGGACGGGCGACTATGGGCCGACGACAGCTTGGTAATCGAGCTGGTAGCCCGCAAGTTCTATGCCGACGCTCGCAAACCAGGCGCGGACATAAAAATAACAATTTGGTAACACTCAAAAAAATGTGCTTGCACCCTAAGCGTTTCTGGCAGTAACCTATTCCTAGCCAAACGAAGGGGAAATCAAATGGCAGCAGTAGACCTAGCAACCAAGCAAAAGCAAGAGCGCAAGCTAGACGAAATCGAGTCAATGCTAAAGACGCTAATTCACCAGGTCGAGTATTCGATCACTTCTTATCGCCGGACGGACGTAGAAGCCCTACGCGCCGCATACCGCGCCGTAAACGCCGTTACCCTGCTAACCGACTCCGAGCTAGAGCAGGTGGCATAATGACCACTCGCACCAAAGACGCGCTAACCGTAGCCGTAATTATGATCGCCGGTATCGCCGTATTCGTTGGCGACCTACACCGCACAATCCTTCAGGCCGTCTGGCCCGTAATCATCGCTTACTACGACTACCTATTCAGCTAAAGGGGCAGAAATGACAAAACTACGCGAACTATTCCGTCGCAACGCTTCGGATACTTCAATCCAGGCTGCCGAGTCCATCGACGTAAACAAGCTCGAAGGCATGGTGCTAAATGCAATCCGTGACGCAGGGGCTTTAGGAATGACCCAGACCGAGCTTCTAGCGAAGTTCCCAGGCTATTCCTACTCGTCGATCACCGCCCGCCCAAGCGCACTAAAGCGCAAGGGCCTTATCTACGACTCCGGACTACGCCGCCCATCGGCTAACGGACGCAACCAAATCGTTCTAGTGGCGGTGAAGAAGTGAAGCCGAACGAGGAAATGCGTAAGGCTATTACTCACTCGCTAGACGCGCTGGAAATGATTAGCTGGAATGGCGGGTTTGAAGCCGCTATCGACGCGATAGATGAAATGTCAAACGAACTACACAACAAAGGCGAGCAACTACCGGCAGAAATCCTGCGCTGGGCCGCCAAAGAGCTAAGGGGCGAGAATGAAGAATGTAACTAGGTTGATTGCGGAACTATTGTTCGAGCGCGAGCTAGACGAAGACTACGAGCTAGGCACACGCTACGGGGCCGAAATGAATCGCAAGGCGACACTAATGCAACTGCAACTACTGCACGACCAGGCGAACAAGAGCCACAAGGCCGGTATCGCGAAAGCAATCGAAAATCTAGGCGGCAAAGTTAGGGAGTCAGCAGAATGACAATGAAGATAACCGTTTGGGAATTGCCTTCTTGCGTAGCTTGCCGTCAGACCAAGCGCGAGTTCGACAAGCGCGGGATTATCTACACCACCCGCAAGCTAACTCCAAAGGCCGTAGACCGCTTTCTAGCACTAGGACTTACTTCGGCCCCGATCATTGAAACCGACGACCGCCGCTGGTCTGGCTTCCGGTTGAACCGAATCGCCAGCCTGGAATCGCACCTAAAGACGGAGCGTATGCGCGGGGTAAACGTGCCACTAGAGCCTATGGTTCAGGTCGCGGACGAGGTGGAAGAATGAGAGTTGTTCTAGACTGCCCAAAATGCGGGTATCGCTATACCGCAATGTGGTATGAACCGACCTGGTTAGCACTTCGGGTTTGCAAGAAATCGCACGACGATTTTTGCGCTACCGGAATTGCAGACGGCTACCCGAAGCTTTGGCACGAACAAGGGGTGGCAGCCGAGCGTGAACGCATTATCGCGCTGCTAGAGCCTTTGGCAAAGCATGACGAGTCTTGCTATGACAACGGCAAACTAAGCTGCTACTTCGAGGACTGCCAAGCTTCCAGCTACGAATACGCAATCGAACTAATCAAAGGAGAGCAGAAGTGATTGAACACGACACATTTTGCGATGAGGGCGAATTCAATTCCTATTCGGACAGTTCTTGTAATTGCGGCTTTATAGCTGTCATTAGAGAAGATCAGAACAACCGCATTATCAAGCTTGTAACCGATAGCCAAGTAATAAACCCAGACCAAAAGTATTTCCTACTCAAAGCAATCAAAGGGGAACAGAAGTGAGCGACCTACTATTTATCAGCGGAGCTATCTTCGTAATTGGCTTATGCTTTGCCGCCATGATTGGATTTTTGATTTACAGCTTGCGTGAATTACACGAGGAGCCGGAACTTCCAAGTTGGCTGAAATGGGGTCTGACAAGCGCTGTTGTTGGCTTTGGACTCATGCTTCTGGGAGTAGCCCTAAAGATGATGGAGAACCTATGAGCGACCTACAAGATCTAATCCACACCAACGCGCACAACGCCTACGAAATCGGAAGCAGAACCGAGCGCGAGCGTATTACTGCCATCGCCAAGCGCAACATTTGCTTCGATCACCTAGAAACCAAAACCTGCGACCACGGCGGCTGCTACGCCTTAGACCTACTGATTGAGAAGATAAATGAGTAATTGGAACCGCGCCAACTACCGCCAGGTAATCGACCTACTCAAAGACGACAAGCTTGTCTGGTCGCCGGACTTCGACGCGATCCGTAAACACCTAGCCGACGTATTCGACGAACACCTAATCGACAGCGACTTTAGCTACGGCACCCTAAACTATCTAGCAGAGAAGCTACTAGAGGACGAGAACGACCTAACCCATGCTTGAAGACCTAACGCCACCGCAACCACAGTTCACCTGCAAAGTCCGCACCGTAGCCGAGTCACTCGACGCGAAGGATAGAGAGATACTTCTAAACGCCGTAAATAGCGAGGAATGGAAGTTGAAGACCCTAAGCAACGAACTAGCCAAGCGCGGCCTAGTAATTGTCGATACCGGAATAGCCAAGCACCGACGTAAACAATGCGCTTGCTTTAGGAAGTAATGCTAGAAGACCTATCGAACCTGGATAGACAGGGCAGCGACCGGAAGCAACCTATCCCGAAGGAAGCTTGGCGGCCCCAGCTAGAGCTAGACGCAGACGGCGGATACTTTGTCAGCTCACCACGCACGGCCCCGATCAGCGACGCAACCGAGCTACTAGCCGAGTTCGACCTAAACCCGAACGAATGGATTATCACCAACGTTCGACGGGGTAAGTGGCAGACCTATCACGGGGAATGGCTAGAGTCCTACCGCGTAAGCCTAAAGCCCATAGCGCAACGCTCGAACCTTATCCCCTACGACGACCTAGAGCGTGAACTAAAGCGATGGAAACCGAAAGCAAAGAAAACACAACCAGGCAACCTAACCGCTATCTACAACATCGGCGATACTCAATGGGGTAAAGACGCAGGGGACGGAACAAGCGGAACCCTACAACGCACTCAATCGGCCCTAGAAGCCGCCCTAGAACACCACAACACTATTTCTAAGCGCGGTATCGGCCAGATAGCCCTACCCCAGCTAGGCGACTGCATAGAAGGCACGGTATCCCAGAACGGTCGCATTATGGGAAGGCTAGACCTAGACCTAACCGCGCAGGTCAGACTAGGCCGGCGCGTTCTACTCGAATGGGTAAAGGCGTTCGCCCCGCTAACCGACCGCTTGATTATCCCCGTCGTCCCAGGCAACCACGACGAAACCACAAGGCAAGTAATCGTAGACCCGATGGACTCGTGGCAGGTCGAGATAGTCCAACAAGTTCTAGACATCTGCAAGGCGCACCCAGACCTACAACACGTCGAGGGTAGGTTTCCGGAAAGAGATAACACAACACTTGCGGTCAATCTATCGGGAACCCTAGTCGGCTTCGCACACGGCCACCAGATCAGGGACGTTCAGAAGTGGTTTGCGGGACAAGCTCTAGGCAATACCGCAGTAGGCCAAAGCGAAGTCCTTATAAGCGCGCATTACCACCACTACGCCGTCAAGCAACTAAATCACCGACTCTGGATTCAGATACCGGCACTCGACGGCGGATCACATTGGTTCGCAGATAGAACCGGTATGGGTGGCAGCGCGCCAGGTGGAATCGTGTCGTTAGTCGTAGGCGAGGGATACGACCCGCGCCGTGACCTTGTAGTTCTGCAATAAAAAAGAAGGGGCAGTTATGCCAATGTATGAGTTCACTTGTTTATTTTGCGACAAGACCCTAGAGATGAATCTAACCCTAGACGCTACCCAGAACGTCACCTGCCCCGAGTGCGGGGAACCTATGAAGCGAAGCTACACGTTCGGAGCAGTAACGTTCAACGGTTCAGGATTCTATAAGACTGATAAGTAGATGTTTCCAAAACCCTGCCTAGACTGCCAGCGACTCCACACCGACGGCGGCGATTGGTGTTCCGCTTGCCGACGCGAAAGACAAAGAAAACAACAACCGAACGTCGCTCGGCAGTTACGTAAGGCAAAGCTCTATAACGCCGAATACCAAAGACTCTCAAAGCTAGTAAGAGCCAACGCCGTCCAATGTCACCTATGCGGTGAAGGCTACCG